TCGCCTAATACAGTGGGTGGTGGTTTTTGTTGTAATGATAATCAACTAACTTCGCTAGAAGGATCACCTAATACTGTGGGTGGGGATTTTTATTGTTATGATAATCAACTCACTTCGCTAGAAGGATCACCTAATACAGTGGGTGGTAGTTTTGGTTGTAATGATAATCAACTAACTTCGCTAGAAGGATCACCTAATACTGTGGGTGGGGATTTTTATTGTAATGATAATCAACTTACATCCTTAGTGGGAGCACCTATTAATGTGGATGGTAGTTTTTATTGTAATGATAATCAACTTACATCCTTAGTGGGAGCACCTATTAATGTGGATGGTGAGTTTTGTTGTCATAATAACCAACTCACTTCGCTAGAAGGATCACCTAATACAGTGGGTGGTAGTTTTTGTTGTATTAATCCTAATCTTCCTTATTCAGAGCTATTCAAAATAGTTGATAATGTTAATGGTGATATTTACTATTCAAATGTAACTACACCTGAAGACAAATATAAAATTAGAAGAGATAGAGTTGTTAAAGGTGTATTAAAAGATGATGAATTAGGAGATTTAGATGTATGAGATCATTAGAATCTATATATAATAATATAAGAAATATTTACAGTAATAACTCACTTAGTTTGATTACAGAGAATACCAATGAGTCTAATATAGAACAACTTAAGCTCGACATAGTTGAAGGTAAGATGAAGTTGTATAATATAGCTCCGTATCTAGGTAGGTTAATAAGTGAAGTTAATATTATAATTGTGGATCCGAACGATTCAAATGTACCGACTATGGGTGTTGATAATCATAATAATCTATACATCAACCCTACATGGTCCACTACATTATCTAAAGATGAATTTCTTGGTGTATTTGCTCATGAAATGTTACATATTGCGAACGGTACTCATATCAGACAAGGAGCAAGAAGATTATCAACTGGTAGTGGTGTTACATTATGGAATTTAGCTACCGATGCTGTAATGAATTATGCATTAACTCAAAGTGGTTATAAAATACCAGAGAGAGGTATAGTACCAGATAGTAATGGTGAGTATCAATTTAAAAATGAAGATGGTAAATTATTAGGTACCATCTATGTAACGGAAAACAGATCACCGCTACCCGCTGAAAACGTATATAATCAAATAGTTGAAATCTTTAAAAACCTTAAGAGTGACGATCAAAAAAGTATTGCAGGTAAAGATGGTACTACAGATAAACATTTAAATGATGATGAAGCTAGCGAATCAAGTAAAGGTAAAGCTCAAAAAATATCACCCGAAGAATTAGATGCTGTAGAACAAGATAGACAACGTAAGATATCTGATGTAGATAAAGGTGAGCAACCATCTACTAATAAAGGTTCTAGTATTAGAGAATTAGTACAAAAATCTATACCCATAAAAATAAATTGGCGAGGTGTTATTACTAAATATCTCAAATTATTAGATAAGAAATCCTATAATTGGATGATACCAAAGAAAAGAGCTTTTGCTTCTGGTTATTATGCTCCAAGTTATAAATCTGACCCTAGTAAATTATCTGCAATATTTGCAATAGACACTTCCGGGTCTATATCACCAGAAATGCTTAAAACATTTTTTGATGCTATAGATGGTATGATTAGTGTAGCTAAAAAAATTAACATATATATCATATTATGGCATACAAATGTATATGATACTATAGGTCCAATTAAGAATTCAAATATGCTATGGGATGCATATAATAAACGTAAACTACAGAGTGGTGGTACTCATATAAGTAGTTGTAATGAGTATATTAAAGATTTAAATGCTGAACTTACCGTATTCTTAACTGATGGTGGTGTTAATGAAAATGATTTAGGATCATTAACAAAGAAAGGTAAAAAACTATTCATAATTTTAAATCCGCAATTGGATAATGATATATATATAAAATTCAAATCTATAGGTGAAACTTTAATAATAAACCCTAATAATTTCAAGTAATTAAACCTATTTGATTAATCCCGATTTAACGATAAATAACAATATGCAGACAACATTTAGTAAAGCAATAGATGAATTAATCACTAATCTTGAACATACCTTTAATATTACGCCGTTTAGGGATGATGAGCCTGAAAATAATATTTCAGAATCTCTCCAACCATCTCAAATGGATAGAATTAAAGAATATGCTACATCATTTATAAATAATCTTAATATACCAGATACAGATAAAACAAAGATATTAAGAGTTATACAGAGTACTAATAATCCATATACATTAATGACGAAATTAAGTCTTATGTCTTCGTAATATGTATTATAAGGTAATAGATAAAAATAAGAGTAGAAAAAATCTCATAGGTTCACCAACTATGAGGATAATCTCTTACCTTAGACATAACGAAGGTTTACAATTTAATGCTAAATCTCAAAGTGACGCATTACATGTAATAACAGATCATGTAATTAATAAATTGAAGCTTAATAAAAATAAGCATGGATTGATATCATATATAATAGATGATCATTTCAGTATCGTGGAAAATAATATACCAGAACGAACCGGGGTATTATCAGAATTCAATCAACTATATAATGAATTATTAAGCGGGTTAGTATTACACCCCGCTTAACTTTAGAACGTCCCATAAGGGCTAGTATCCACACCATTAATACCGTAGTTAAATACGGTATTTTTTGTGTCTGCATCTACATCGTATTCATACTTTTTAATCTCTGTAGATGATATAGCTGATAATGTAGTGCCACTAACCATACCAGCAAAACTATTATCATATACTTGATCCATAACAGCTTCTCTAGGTATGTTTGGTTCATTTGTAAAATCAAACCTCTTACCTCTTACTAGCCAAACGTAGTGACCAGCTAATTGATTAATTTGTGATAATTCCTCATCATCTCTACTAGTAATTTGATACATAGCACCTGCACGTCCGCCGGGTCTATCATTACCAAATTCGGTTAATCTTACTACATCATCACTCTTAGGTTCTTTACCTATACCAAAAACTGCTTGATAACCACTTATATGTATTAATGCAGTAAAATCACTTGTAGCTTGTATACCGAACCTAGAAAGTAATATACTATCATTACTAATAGCGACACCCATTACTATATTTTTAGGATCTGCATATCCGGCCATAGAATCTTCACCATAGAAAGCATCATGAGCAGATAGACTATATAGATTCTCGAAATATTCTACATTTTGTCCGTAGGCATTAAGAATTTCAGACCACCAAACATTAAACACATACCTCTCATTAGTGTTTATACTCTTATCAGTAAATCTTATAGGTCCATCAGTATAACATAACTGAAAACCAGATAAATCATTAAATGCAGAATTTGTAACAAGGTCCATTTATTTATACTTAGTTTAGCCTAAATACATATATCGGATCCTTATTAATATTATGTCAACAGTAAAAAGTTTCACTGAACTAGGTTCAATATATCAAAAGCAAATATTAGATGGTAAATCTAATGTTATTACAGAAAGTGTATATAAACAAACAGTAGGTAAGGTAGGTGATATAGGTACACCCAAATTAACTAAGGGTGGTGATGAAAAAGCTAAGAAAGGTTTAACTACACCTAAAGAAGGTAAAACCGAAGACGGTAAACCTGAAGACGGAGAAAAAGCAATTTCACAAAGTAAATCAATTACAGAATCAAAACATAAAAAAATGAGTACATCAATATTCGATAGAGTTTTTCAACAAATTGTTGAAGATGCAGACACATTAGAAACCCCAGAAGCGCCGGCGCTTGATAATACCGTAATATCCGGTGGTGAGGTAAGTGAAATGGGTGAAGATGAAGGTGTAGATACACCACCCACTGATGAATCACCTGAAGATATTATAAGACAGATATGTGAATTAACATCTAAACTTAAGACAATATACGGTATTACCGATGATGAAGAGGGTGTAGATGATACAGTTGAAGATATTGATGCTGATGTAGGTGATACAGTTGAAGAAGCTGTAGCAGCTAAATGTTTAGCATATTCTGCGGGTAAATCATTACAAGGTAGGAAAAACACTGTAGGTAATGTTACACCATCAAAAAAGAAGGTTAATACAAATATTACTACCGGTGATGGTACACCATCAAAGATTGGTTCAGTAGAAAAGTTAGCAGGTAATAAAAATGTTAAAGTGAACGGTACAAGTTCCGCCGTTAAGGGTGGAAATGCTTGCGCGTTTAGCTCTTAATCAATAAAGATTAACTTATAATTAAAGCGGTTGTATATTTACAACCGCTTTTTTGTTTGTAAATATACAATATGGAGCTTCGGTATATAATCGAAAGTGAGTTTGATTTATTTAAAGATGTACATACTAAAAAACGCGGTATGCGTCATCGTAGGGATGGTGTTGGTTTGAATCTAGATAGAAAACATCAAAATATAATAGCCGATATACATAAAGCTCACCCCGATCAAATAGTTGAATTAGAACGTCTACGTAAAGCTAAAACAGGTACGGGTTTTGTTAATTTCAATACCGGTGAGAAGCTAAAGAGTAAGTATGGATTAACACATGATACTGGTTATCTAGGTACTACAGGTATAAAGATGTCTAAAACTGATAACGGATATAAATTAGTTAAAGAAGCTATAGTAAAAATAGATGACAGAAAGTATACTGTAAGATCTCCAGATGATATATACTCAAAACTACCAGGTACTCATGCTGTATTTGCTATCAAGGATGGTATAGTATATTATATGATTGGTGTAGGTGATACACATATTAATATATTACAGAAAGTATTAACAAATACTCCAGATTTTAGACTTCAAGCATTTCCTAAACCTACAAAAAATCAATTCAAATTATTAGTATCGCAAGCTGAAACATATAGGGATCAGTTTAAATACAATGCGAGCAGAAGAGATATTAATGATTGGGGTGAAAATGGCAATCCAAGATTATTTTTTGATATTACGGGTAGGTTAAACATCACAACAGATAATAATAGCGTTATAGCGTTTTGGAATGATTCAAGTAGGATAAAACCGTATGTAGATTTAATTAAGAGTTTTTTATCTCACATTCATACTAATACAGACCCTATTGTTGTTACATTAGACAATAAAGATACTACATTAGATACTATGACTCATAATACTAATGTAGATACTGAGTTATTAAAAATTCAACATTTAGTACCAGATTCTAAGAAATCATTAAAGGTAGCTGCGGGCAGTAAAATTCAAAATACCAGAGCTGTTGATTTAGGTTATAACACAGCTGCAGAATATAATGCTAATCGGATAATAGGAGATTCCATAAATGGCTAAAAAAAATACAGTTAAATATTATTTGGGTAATCAGAATTTACCCACACCAAATACACCATTTGAGTGGACTCCAGAAATGTTAGCGGAGTTAGAATTATGTAAAAAGAATCTATTACATTTTGCAGAAAATCACTTTTATATTATTAATATAGATGAAGGTAGACAAAAAATTATATTACACAAATTCCAAAAACGATTATTAAGAGCGATGAGGGATCATCGATTTGTGGTGTGTACTGCAAGCAGACAGATCGGTAAAAGTACTTGTCTTACTATTTTCATTTTATGGATGGCGTGCTTCTTCCCTGATCAAAGAATATTAATATTAGCTAATAAAGAAGAGACCGCTAAAGAATTACATGCACGTATTAGATTTGCATTTGAACTATTACCCAACTATTTAAAACCCGGCGTAAAAGGCTACGGTAAAACATCAATAGAACTAGAAAATGGTTCAATCATAGAAGCTAGTACAACCAGTACGGACAGCGGTCGCGGTAAGTCTATATCATGTATAGGTAAGTCTGAATTAATTACTGTAAGAAATAAAAAAACAGGTGAAATTAAACGAATACCTATAAGTGACTTAATGCAGTCACAATATAAGTAAAACATATGTCTCAGATAATTAAAAATATTACGGATTGGGAAGTATTAACCCCAGATGGTTACCAAGATTTCATGGGTATATCTGAGAATGAGTCTGAGAATGTTATTGAATTAATATTTGATAACGGTAGTAGTTTTATATGTACTGATGATCATAAAATTTTTACGAGTAATAATAATAAAGAATCTGCTATAACATTATTAAACAAACAGATAATATCAAGAGGCGGTACTGTACGAGTAGTCAGTATTAAGCCTACCACACATCAGAAAACATATGATTTATTATCAGTTAGTGGTGGTCATCGTTTTTATGCAGGAAATCAGGAAATTTTAATTTCAAATTGTTTATGCGTTGATGAAATGGCTCACATTGACGATCTAGATGCATTCTTTGAATCTGTATATCCTACTATTTCATCATCTAAGAAAGCAAAGATGTTTGCTATTAGTACACCGAATGGTAAAAATAATAAATTCTATCATTTATACGATGATGCAGTTAAGGGGTTAAATGGTTGGCATCCAGAAAAAGTGAATTGGGATGAAGTACCAGGCAGAGATGAAAAATGGAAGGAATTGACCATGAGAACCATGGGATCATTAAAATCGTTTAGACAAGAATATGAAAACTATTTTGATGATGATTCGGGTGAATCTGCATTTAGTGAAGAATTATTTAAACTACTAAAAGATAGTGTTAAAGATCCGGTACAAGTAATTGAATCACCAAAAGATCATCTTGATATCTGGGAACCTCCAGTTAGTGGTCATATATATTCAATAGGTGTTGATGTGGCTGAAGGTATAGGTAAAAACGCATCAACCGCAGATGTTTTAGATATTACTGATATAAAAAACATCAGACAGGTAGCATCTTACTGGACAAATCAAATAGAACCTAAACATTTTGCTGTTAAGGTTCTTGAAATTGCACGTAAGTGGGGATCACCACCTCTTTGTATAGAACGAAATAATCACGGTGGTCAAGTAATTGATGTATTATGGGATAGATATCAATATCCTAACATAGTAACATACATACCTAATGCGGGTGATGCCAGCCAGAGATTTGCAGAACGTAAAGGTATAATGTCACATACCAACTCTAAATATCATGCGGTAATGAATATGAGATACTATATCAGTGAAAAGAGATTTGTTCAAATTAATAACATTAACACTATTAATGAGTATGAGAATTTTAAACGTAGAGCTAATGGAACATGGGGAGCTAATGATGATGAATTAGATGATAGAGTAATATCTATTATGTGGGCTTTAATGATATTAGAACCACATGTTACGAAAGATTATTTTGAAATAGTTGAATTAGACGCTCAAGGAAAACCAACAAAACTAATACCTAACTTTGATACATATATAAGGTCAAGTGATATTGTAATACCTCGTCGTAATTATAATAGAAATACTAATAATGATTATAGTCGTTATGATTTCATGCCTACATTAATAGGTTCTAGTAATAATAGCGTTTATGACGATTTATCAATGCAGGGATGGGAACCTCTTCAACAATGAGTGATACAGCTACTCAAGTACAATCTATACTCAATAAATCTAGTTTAGATAAATTTAGAATGATTCTAAATTTACCACCTATTCTATTAAAACAAAATACAATCGATGTATCAGATAGATCAGATGATTCGGTAAATTTAAATAGTCTACAATTTTCAGTATATGGCGCGGTAGTACCAGCGTCATACGTACCACATACTGATGTCAGATTCGGTGGTCAAGCTATTAGCTTAACGACATATTCAAGACCTACATATCCTAATATAAATGTAGGATTTAGTGTGGATAATGGATTTAATAATTATTTTGTATTATGGAAGTGGTTACAACTACTAAATGATGAGAAGAAAAGTGTATATAATGGTAATGACTACTCAAGTATAATATCATTACCAAATTATCACCAATATATGACGGATTTAAATGTTATAGCAAGAAATGAATATAACAAAGATATTGTGAAATTTACATACACTAATTGCTTTATTACTAGACTTGAAGGTATAGAGTATGATAATAGAAACCCAGAAATAATTGATTCAAAATTTGAATTTGCCTTTAGTCAATTCTATATGGAAAAACTATAATGAGTGAACAAACCATAATATTAAGCGATAATATATCATCATATCAGGTAGGTTATGCTCCACTCACACTTACATTAAATCCTAGTGGTTTTTCTACTGTAGGTGGACCGGTTATTAAGATTGAATATGATTTTGATGATTCATCAAAATCAATAACGGTTAATAGATTATTAAATACAACCAATCTAAGCGGTACAGCATATCCAAATGATTTAGGTGATCCTAGAAATGTATCTGTGGTTCATACATTAATACCATCCACCTCAAGCGATCCACAATTATACAATATCAAAGTAAAAGTTACTAGAGGTAATACATTTACACCTACTTTATATACACTACCGTTATATGTGTATAAAGTAAATGCTCTAGATGGTGCAGCTCAAGGATACTTTGAAGATATACATATTATTAATTCAAGAGTATTTGGTGCTGACAATAATAAAATATATACATTTGAAACAGTTAATCCCAGATATATTACATTTTTATCACATTCTAATAGAACAATAGCAGATATAGGTAATGTTAAGATTTTACATATTACATACCAAACAACATCTAATAATGCCGGGTATCGTTTATTACCATTAGATAATATAATAACAGATAATGATATTTTAGGTGATTATGTTATCGATTTTAGATTAAAAAATAATGGTAATACTACGTTAACCGTTAGTAGTGTAAGCTGTGATAACGTTCTTCAATTTCAACCTATTACGTTTACACCTACTGTACTACAACCCGGTGAGTATACAACAGTATCATTATCAGCAATACCACCAGTAGCGGGTTCTACAGATACTGAATTAAATGGGTTAGTATATGTAAAATCGGATTTAGAAACTCGATCAATAGATGTATCTATAACTTATAAACCTATATTAGAATATATATCGTGGCCGGCAGGTGAATCCATCGAAACCTTTGATGACTACGCCGTCGGTTCGCTTTCGACGCTCTACGGTGGTCTTGGCTGGGGTGCGGCCGGCACTTTGCTCGATCTTTCATTCAACTCCGGCACTGAAACCTTTGAGGACTACGACACCGGCGCGGCCTCGTCACTCTCTGCCGGCTCCGGGTTCGCTGCGGCCGGCACTTTGCTCGATCTTTCATTCAACTCCGGCACTGAAACCTTTGAGGACTACGACACCGGCAACGTATCCACGCTGGCAGGCGGCTCTGGTTTCGCAGGGCCGGCAACACTCACCCTCTACACGGATTCTTAACCATGTCAACCCTAGGCACCATCGCATCTAAAACTTACGGGGCTGCCGCCCTTGAGGAGCGCAACCTTGTGCTCGAACCGGGCGTCGCGTACCAGCGACTGACGGGCCTGTCGGCTGGCTGGCGTCGCGCTCGGATCGGAGCTCTCATGAGCTTCACCGGGCTGGTCGGTCCAAACTCCGCTCCGGTGAGCGAAAACGCGATCTCGCCTTGGACTCCGGCGTCGCTGTTCTTGATCGGGCTCTCGGATGGGCAAGGGCTACCTGGCCTAGCAGGCGTGAAGTTCGTCGGGGCGACGATGAGCTCGCTGAATTATGGCGCCATCGCGCGCCTGCGAGTGTTGGCAGATGGCACCGCGCGGCTGTCGTACGATGGCGGTTCATCTGCCCACGACCCTGGCGGGGTGGTATTCTCCGGGACGGCCGCGACGTGGGGCAACTCATCGACTGACTTTTACGGAGGTCATAAGCCAGCATCGTCGGAAGGGTTCTGTTTCGGCGCCACTGTAGACCTCACGCTGAACTCCAACAATACGCTTCAACTTGGCTATCAGTCGGCCTCAAACGTAACGAATCCAGCGTTCGGTGTGTCGGCGGCTATTGCTGCCGACAAGCATGATCTGGGTACCATCAATGGTGGCTGGTGGGGCGCGGAGGGGGAGAGCGGATGTCGGCACCTATTTATCCGTTGTCCGTTTCAGCAAAACCGCCTGCGCATCCACGCTCTGCGCGTGATGCAACTTGCTTAAAC